CGGCGGCATGACAAATGCAACGCTTGTGAAGTTGGCGAGAAAAGCAATGCTTTATGATCGAGGCGAAAATCGGGCAAATCAGGTTAAGGCCAAACCTAAGAAGCCCTCCGCTAAGACACTAAAGTCTGGGTCTCGCGCTACACAGTCTAAACGTGCCTCTCCAGCACAAGAAGCGCAGAAACGCGCACGTCAAACCGGCCGCGTGCAAGACGCAGCGGCTGCAATCAAAGCATTCCTCTAAGGAGCATTATCATGGCAATTGTTGCTAACACATTCACATCTTTCGATGCAAAAGGCATCAAAGAAAGCCTCGCAGATGTAATCGCTAACATCGCACCCGAGGACACACCGTTCACATCAAACGTCGGAAGCGAAAGCGTCTCCAACACGTTTTTTGAATGGCAAACAGATACGCTGGCAAGCGTAGATACTACAGGTATCGTGGACGGCGATGATGTCGCGACATTCGACACCACAGCAGCCACGGTCCGCGTAGGAAACTATACGCAGATCAGACGCCGTACGCTAGTTGTGGCGGACAACCTCGGCGCGCAAGACCTTGCAGGTCGCAACGATGAGATTGCGTACCAGATGGCGAAGCGCGGCAAGGAAATCAAGCGTGACCTTGAAGCAATGTACACAGGCAACACAGCGCGTAACGCTGGTTCTTCATCTACAGCGCGTATCACTGCTGGTTTGGGTGCGTGGGTCGCGACCAACGTAAACAAAGCAACAGACGGCACAAACCCGACTGCTGTTGACGGTTCTGACGCACGTAACGACGGCACACAGCGTGACTTCACTGAAGCAATGCTGAAAGACGTTATGCAGAAAGCATACACAGAAGGCGGAAACCCATCCGTTCTGATGGTTGGCCCTTACAACAAAACTGTTGTATCTGGCTTTGCAGGTATTGCCGCTCAGCGTTACCAAGCGCCAACAGATGGCCCAACTACAATCATCGGCGCAGCTGACGTTTATCTCAGCGATTTCGGCGCCCTGACTGTGGTTCCTAACCGCTTCTCACGTGAACGTGATGCGTGGTGCCTAGATACTGAGTATGCATCAATCGCAACTCTGCGTCCTATCCAGTCTGTAGAACTTGCAAAAACTGGCGATGCAGAAAAGCGCATGCTCATCTGCGAGACCGGCTTGAAAGTTACCAATGAAAAGGCCCATGGCCTCATCGCTGACTTGAACGTAGCATAAGACGGCGGGGCGGCTTCGGCCGCCCCATCTACTTTCGGAGGGAACTATGAAAAGAATTTTTGACCGAGACGAAGCATCAGGCATCACCCGATACTGGCACGTCAAGGACAACGGCGAGTACGTGATCGAGACGCAGCAGGACAGCACGCAGATCATCGAGGCCAACAAGCGATCATACAACGATGTGTCTGGAAAATGGGGCGAACACGCAAAAGTGGCGTCCATTCCTCTTTCCGTGTATTATGAGCTGAAGAAGAAAGGTATCGCAGACGACCCGAAGGCGCTGAAGAAGTGGCTTAACCAGTCTGAGAACCAAGCGTTTAGAACAAGGGGCGGCACTCTATGAGTAGAGGTCTGTACGCAAATATCGCTGCAAAGCGTCGCCGGATTAAGGCTGGATCTAATGAGAGAATGCGTAAAGCTGGCTCTAAAGGTGCTCCGACGAACAAGGCTTTCAAAGCTGCCGCTAAGACTGCCAAGAAACCCGCGAAGAAAACTCGCAACGCCTAAAGGGGAAGCAAATGCAATCCACCACCAAACTACCGTGTGCATCATGCCCAACGCCAAAAGAGTGCAGCGCTGCTGGCGTCTGCCTCGCACGACTTAAAAAGTCTATCTGATAGGTCGCGGCTGATGGCTCGGACTAAAGCAGAAAAGATCGCAGCGGCGAAGAAGCGTCACGGCTTTACGGCCGTGAATAAGCCGCGCCGCGGCGGCCCCAAAAAGTTCGAGGTTCTGGCCGTTGAGGGTGACACCGTCAAAAAGATCAACTTTGGCGACCCCAACATGTCGATCAAGAAAAGCCAGCCGAAGCGAAAGAGTTCGTATTGCTCTCGCTCTGCTGGTATAAAAGGCGCGAATAGTAAGTTGTCGGCTAATTACTGGTCGCGCAAAGCATGGGACTGTTAAATGGCGATTACAACATATGATGAGTTGAAGGCGTCCATCGCTGACTTTCTCAACCGCGAAGACATGACGTCCATCATCCCGACGTTTATCTCTCTGGCCGAAGCTCAGATCGCGCGCGACTTGCGCCACTGGAAGCAGGAGAAGCGCGTCACCACTTCAGTTGATGAGCGCTACGAGAACCTCCCCAACGACTGGCTCGAGGTAAAGTTTATTGCACTCTCAACCGGAGCCATGCTGCAGAGCGCATCGCCTTCGGAAATGGCAGAGCTGCGCGCTCTAGACGATGTCCCTGCGACGCCTCGATACGTGCGCATGACAGCCGACCAGATTGAGCTATACCCGACGCCAGACGCGGCGACCGAGATCTCAATGCTATACTATGCCCGCATCCCAGCGTTGAGCGATACAGACGCATCCAACTGGCTTTTGGCTGACGCCCCTGACGTCCTGCTTTACGGAGCCCTCATGCACTCCGCGCCATACCTGTCAGACGACAAGCGCACAGCAGTGTGGGGCAATCTCTACCAGAGTGGCATCGCAAAGCTAAATCTTGAGAGCGACAGGGGCCGCATTACTGGTCCGCTCAGAATGGGAGTGCCGCGCTAATGGCTACAACTACATGGACGCAGACCGCTGGCATGAGCAGCGCAGAGGAGACTGACAACCTACAGAGTTTCGCAGACCAAGCTGAAGCCTCCAAGGACGCTGCCGCTGCCTCTGCTGCTGCCGCTGCCGCATCTGAGACAGCCGCGTCCACATCCGAGACAGCCGCTGAGACCGCAGAGACAAATGCTGAGACCGCAGAGACCAACGCCGCCGCGTCAGCCGCCACAGCCACCACCAAGGCGTCCGAGGCATCCGCCAGCGCCACTGCCTCCGCTTCTTCTGAGGCCACGTCCACTACCCAAGCGGGCATATCCACAACACAAGCCACAGCCGCTGCCGCAAGCGCTGTAGCAGCCGCCGCAAGTGAGACCGCCGCCCAGACAGCACAGACTGCCGCCGAAACTGCGCAGGCCGCTGCCGAGGCTGCTAAGGACGCTATCGACGGCCTCTACCTTGGCGCGCAGGCATCTGACCCAAGCGTTGACGGCCTTGGCGCTGCCCTTACCGCTGGCGATTGGTACTACAACACGACATCCAACATTGTCCGCATTTACGACGGCTCAGTCTGGGTTGACGGATCGGTAGAAACCTCAACGCTTGCCACAGCCGCGCAGGGCGCTCTCGCTGACACTGCGGTTCAGCCAGCAGACCTTGAGACTGTAGCCACATCTGGCGCGTATGCCGACTTGATTGGTTTGCCCACACTTGGCACAGCAGCCTCCACAGCCGCTACAGACTACGCTACAGCCGCACAGGGCACTAGCGCCGACACTGCCTTCGGGTGGGGCGATCACGGCGCTGTAGGGTATCTCACAGCAGAGACAGACCCGATTTACAGCGCATCCGACGCCGCTGCGGTTACGTCCGCAAAGATCGCAAACTGGGACACCGCATATAGCTGGGGCGATCACGCTGCCGCTGGCTACACCACACCCGCCGCCGCCGAAAGCAATGCTTTGGCCCTCGCAATCGCATTAGGATAAGCACATGGCAAACACGTTTAAGAATTACACAAGCGCATCGGTCGGCACTTCGGCTGTCACGACATACACGGTCGCAGGGTCTACCACTTCGGTGATGATCGGCTGCAACTTGGCAAACACCACAACAGGGCAGATCAAGGTCGATGTGCAAGCCGCTGGAGTTTACCTTGCCAAAGACATACCGATACCCGCTGGCTCTGCTTTGTCTGTGCTGGACGGTAAGGTGATCTTGGAGGCGGCAGACACGGTGGTTGTGACATCTGACACAGCCGCATCCTGTGACGTGATCGTAAGCGTACTGGAGCAAACATAAGATGGCTGGATACATTGGTTCTAAAGCCTCTGTCACACAGGTAGATGGCTACAACACGACTGAGGCTGACGCTGAGTTCTTGAACCAGACTGAAGGCGATGCTCGTTATGTAGAGCTTGCTGGCGATACCCTAACAGGCGCACTAACAGGCACTGACTTAACTCTCTCTGGCGGTGTTTACCTTGGCGGCACTGGTAGTGCGAACAA